CACCCGAGCGAACACGATCTCGTTGCCGATCAGGCACGTCATCGCCCCGTTGAGAAACTGCGGGAACGTCACGGTGTCGAGCGTGCCAGAGGTCAGCACGACGGTGATGCTGTTGCCCTCGTCGTTTATGTTGCCGCCCGTGAAGGTGCCCAGCGTCGTCGAGCATTGCCCGACAGCCGCGGGCTGGAACGCCTGGCCGATCTGCTCGAACTCGGCGTCGTCGGCCGACACGAACAGTTCCGCCCCGCGCCAGGTCTCGTTGTCGGTCTCAGCCGTCAGCACAAGGTACAGGCTTGCGTCGTCGTCCTGGTCGCGCACGATCGGGATATCGAGCGCGGTGATCTCGGTGAGCGACGGCAGGATGATCTGCGTCTGCGAGGCCTGCTGCGTTCCACCGGTCGCATCCGATGCGTAGACCAGCGCGTCGTCGCCGATCGCCTCCCAGTTAATCTGCGGCCCTGACTCCTCTTTTCGCACGACCCGAGCGCGCGCGGTGCCGAACTCCAACGGCAGCGTCAGCACGTCGCCGGGCTCGTACTTCGCGTACTTGACCGTGGTCGAAAATGTGTAGGTCGTGCGCGCGATGTAGGCGTTGTACATCGACACGTCCGCGACCTTCGCGGCCTGATCTGGCGAGATGGCGATCGGCAGTTCGATCACGTCCTCCTGCCGCGAGCTGCCGACGATGCGCCGGGACGCCTCCACCGCTGGCAGGTAGTCCCCGCCTGCGTTGGCGTACTGCACCGTCACCCGACTCGGCAGATCGACCTCTTGCGCGCGCTGGATCGTGACCGATGCCGGCGACTCTGCCCCGAACGAATGCGCGCCGAGATCCGCTTGGGGAATCGTCACCGCCACCGCACCGCCGCGCTTGACCAGCTTGAGCTCAGCCCCCGATTCGATGACGTCGAAGAAGAAGGCGCGCTGCAGCGGTGCCACGTTGTCGCGAGCCGAGGCCACCCGCGAGACCAGATAGCCGGTCACCGCGTCGGTCACGCCTGCGGTGTTGTACTGGCCGCTTGTCAGCCCTGAGCGCGAGAACTGGTCGGCGACGATGTCGGCGACCGGCACGGTGTTCGCGGTCAAGATCGAGTAGTTGGCGTACCGCTGGGCGTTGGTCTGGCCCGAATTGCTGTTGACCGACACGAAGTAGGGAAAGGCATAGTCGATGCGCGAATCAGAGCGGGCGTGCGCGGTCGTGGTAGCCGTCCAGTTGATGCCGTCGGCAGACTGATATGCGATGGTGTTCCCGCCGCCACCAGACATGATCATGAATCGATCAACGCCGAACGCGATGGACGTCCATGTCTGGGCGCTGGGCAGCGTACCGCTGTTCCACGTCTGCCCGTTGTCGGTCGAATAGACATAGCTGGCGGTGTTCGCGCAGATGCACGCAACCAGCACGCCGTTGCCGTAAGCCGCCTTTTTGATGCCCGAAGCTGTCGACACCTCGGTCCAGACCTGCCCATCGAGCGACCACTGGACATGCACACCGTTCGAGAAGAAGACAAACCGGTCGCCGGCCCACACCATATCGGTGGGGGTGCGCGCCGTCTTCGAGTGCTGCGTCCATGTGACGCCGTTGTTCGTTGATCGCGCGACCGAGCTGTTGTCACCCGCGATCACGTGAACCCCGTTCCCGAACGCGCCGTACTCCGCGCCGATCGGAAATGCCATCGTGAGCTGCGACCAACTCACGCCGCCATTCGTAGATCGCAGCAGCTGGTTGGTGCCGTTGCCCTGCGGCAGTATCCAGACGCCGTTGCCATGGAACGGCCGACCACTAGCGAACGAGGTCGGCACACTGCCGTCCGTCCAGGTCAAGCCGCGATCGTCGGAGTAGAGCAGCCGAACGGAACTGACGCCGCAGCGCACCACAAGCCTCGACCCGTCGCTGCCGATCTCGTCGGCCTCTCCCCCAACCGGCGCGGGTACGGAGAACGAGGTCCACACGCTCGCGCTGATGCTGCCTGCCGTCACGACCTCGAACTCGAGGTTCGGCAGCGCGTTGCCGTAATCGGCCAGCGGCAGATTCTCGAACACGATGTAGGCCAGCCCCCGGTGCGCGGGCACGTTGCCGACGCCCTTGTCCGCCTCGATGACCGACGACGGCGTCTGCGTCTCTGTGCCGGTGTAGACCGTGAACAGGCCCGACCGCTGCTCGCTCTCGATCAGCGTTGCCGGCTCGGCGTTGTCGCCCGCGTTGTAGTAGAGCTTGCCGTTCGCCCAGATGCGCTTGACGCCGATGATCGGGCCTTCGCAGATGGCGACCGCGAAGTTGGAGAAGTAGGTGTAGGTCGTCGTCGTCTGGCCGCCGCCGCCCTTGCCCCGATTGCGGGTGCGGCTCACCACTTCGCGGATGCCTGCGGTCCAGATGAGATTGCCGGCCAGCCGGTAGCTGCCGTACACGATCGGGATTCGCTCGCCCCACGTCGAGGCCTGGACGCGGCGGTCGTTGAGGCGCGGGCCGGATACGTTGGTTTTCGGCTGGTCGAGCCGGGATCCGACAGCCGAGCCCACTGCGTAGCCGATGCGCGCGCCCCACGGGCCACCGATCGCGCCGCCGACGACGAAGCCGACCGCGCCGAGTACAAGCGATGCCATCTACTCGACCCCCGGATAGCGATAGGCCTGCACGGTGCGCCGCTGCCAGATCGCATCGAAGCCGGTTTCGACCACGCGGCCGACCGGCGCGTAGGCGTGGATGAGCGACAGCCCGCCGCCGGGATAGTCGCCGACGATGCCCAGGTGCTGCGGGTGCGGGCCGAACGAGAACAGCACGACGTCCCCGAGCGTGTAGCCGTCGATGCGGCTCATCTGCTCATCGCACGAGCGCATGATGCCCACGCCGTCCGGGATCGGCGAGTAGCCGGTTTCCTCGCGCATGGGTAGCCCGACCTCTTGCGCCACCCGGATCACCAGGCCGGCGCAATCGACGCCCACGCCCCGCACCCGGCCCTGGTGATGGAAGGGTGTCCCGATCCAGCTTCGCGCCTCTGCGATGATTCTGGCGCGAATCATGAGCCGCCCGCCTGAACCATCTCATCGATACCGGGCACGTAAGGCTCGCCGCGGAAGTTGATCGCGTTCGTCCAGCGCCCGACGCAGTCCTCGACGAATCGCTTCCCGCAGCCCGGCGAGATGGTAAACGTATTCCCGACCTGAATGACGAACGGGGTGGGCAGCTCAAGCGACACGACGCCGCCGCTCGCGAATGCGGATACCTCGAACGCCCGCCCGATGTTGTCGCCGCTGGTCCACGTCACGAGCCCGAGCCGGAAGTAGCCAGCTGCCTGCGTCAATGCGGTAGCCGTGAACTGCCGATCGCTCTGCACGCTGGTCACGGTGGCCGAAACGGTCAACGGGCCGAGCGCGACGCCGCACCGGGCGTCGCCGAACTTCGCGCGGCAGGTTGCCGAGTAGATCTGCCCCACCTGCTGCTGCACCTGTTGCGCCAGGCCGCGCAGCTCGGCGGTGAATTGCCCGCGCTGCACGCGCACTTCGCCGATCGTGCCGACCTGCTGCACGAGCGCGCCCTGCGACAGGTCCGCCCAGTTGACGATCTGGATCGTGATGCGCGCGAAGTCCCACCGCCCCGACTGCAGGTCTGTCTCTGTGATCGACGGCGACGCCAGCACGCCGTCCAGCTCGAGGTTGTCGGCCGCGAGATCCGCGTTGCTTGCGATCGCGGTCGGCGAGAACCCCGCCGAAGCCTCGTAGGTGAGACCGTTCAACACGATATCGCGGTCGTGCGAAGTAAAGCCGAGGATCGAGCCGTCGGTCAGCTCTGCGCGCCACAAGGTCGCAAGGCTGGTCTGCTGCTGCGCGAGATGCGCGTCCAGCGCGGGGCTAATTGTCTTCATTGCGCACCTCTACGAGCGGGACACTCGACCACGAGTAGAGGTTGGGCGCGATGATCTGACCGACCAGCTGGTCAGTGTCGAACCGCATCGGGACATCGAACTGGCCCGACCAGGCAAGCGTGTCGGTGGACTGCGCGAACTTTCGGCCGGTTGCGCTGCCCCCAGCGTTTGCGATCGTCCTGCCGGCGGTGTTGGTGGCCAACACGAACGCCGAGCCGACCACGCTGTTGATGAGATGCGAGCGGCTGTTCAGCAGATTCGCATCGACGCCGGTGAAGTTGTCGAGGTAGAGCCGCTGCCCTGCGACGAGCGTGCCCGGATTGCTCGCGAGCGTCACGCTGGTCGTCGCCCCGAGGGTGAACGACGTCACCAGGGCCGACGCATCGTTCACGAAGGTCACGATGCCGGTCGCGAGGTTGACCGAGATATTGCCCGCGCCGACGCCGAACACGACCGGCGAGCCATTGCGCGTCACAGCAACCTGACCCGACACCGGCCGCGTGATGGGCCGGTCGTAGGTCTGGCCTGCAGTCACGTACCGCTTGACGAGTTGGTAAGTGGGGCCGCCATCGCCCGCCCCAGTACCCAGGCGGCCCGCGGCGGCCGGCACGCGAAAGTCGGTCCAGTCCTTGACCCTGAACGCATTCGCGCGACCGGCAGCAAGGTAGAAAAACGCTTGAACCGCTTCGAAGTCTTCTGGCGTCTTCACATTCTGCGCTACGTCGGCCGAGATGCGGGCGTGCTGCCAGACGCGGTTTCGCGACTCGTGGCCGCTGTTGACCACGACGAGATCGGTCTTGAACAACGGGCCGAACTGCGCGCCATAAGCTATGCGGTCGGGAAATCGAGCGTCCAGAAAAGCCATGTCACATGTTCCTCTGGCCGGAGGCGATCGCCATCGCCATCTTGGCGGCGATCTGCCCGGACGACGATCGGAAGCTGTTCGCGTCCGGCGTACTGATGTTGAAGACGATGCTCGGCCCGCCGCCCATGCCCGCGCGGTTCTCAGCGGCCGGGATGATGCGCTCGCCCTTGTGAATCATCGCCAGGCCCGTCCGCGGCACATAGTCGGTGCCCACGGCAAAGCTGGGGATGAGACCCGCCAGAAAGCTGCCGATGCCAGAAGATGCACCGCCACCGCCGCCCGCCACTCCGCCGATTAACCCTTCGATACTCTTGAACAACGGCTCGGTTACCAGGCGACGCGTGCCCAGCTTCAGCAGGTCCGACTCCAGCCCCTTGAAAATGTCGCGGAAGGATTTCGACCCGCCGATCGCCGCTTCGAACGCCGAGGTGAACGTGAGCCCGAGATCGCGCGCGACGCGCTCGGATTCCTGCGCGGCCTTGCCGTTGTTTTTCAGAGCCTCGGCGAGCCGGTTGGTCTCGGCGATCGCCTCTCGATCGTTCAGCAGCCCGCGCTCCTGCAGCTCGGCCACGCGCTCGAGCGCGCGGATGTACTCGCGCGTCGGGTCCAACCGGTCCTTGATCGCCTCGGCCTCGCGCTGCAGGCTGTCGGCGGCTCGCTCCCCCTCCTGCTCGGCGAGCTCGATGCGCAGCTGCTGCGCCATCGCGAGGTCGGCGTAGAAGTCGAGCAGCGCCTGCTGCTGGCGATCGGCGTCGGCGTTGAATGCCGATTCGTTCGCGTCCTGCAGCGCGGTACGACGCGCTGCGGCCTGCGCCATCAGGTCGTCGAGAGACAGGCCACCGGCGGCCCGACCACCCGCACCGGCCGCGCGAGGCGGCGCCAGGGCGCGCAGCAGGGCGGCCGGGTCTGGCGCGCGGCCGGCGGGCAGGTCCGGGCCCATGCCGGGCCGACCGATCGTGCCCGAGGCGGTGTTGCCGGGGTTCTCGCGGCTCGCGTAGAACTGGAACTGCGCCGCCGCCCGACGGTCGAAAAACCCGCCCCCGCCGGTGAACAGGTTCTCGACCCCGCCGAACGCGGAAATGACCAGCTTGTCGATCTCGCGCAGGGTCTGGATGAACAGCCCGCCTCGCTCACGCGCGATCACCAGGTTATCGCTGATCGTGACAAGACTCGGCACCAGGGTGTTTGCGAAACCCACGCCCAGCGCGCGGGCGGACTGCCCGAGCTTCGTCAGGTTGTCGTTGAACGCCTCTGCGTCGGCAGCCAGCTTGCCGCTGATGAGCGTGCCGTACCGCTCGGCCGCCGCCCGCGCCTGGTCAAGCGCAGCCGATCCGCCGTTGAGCAGCGGGATCAGCTTCTCGCCGGCGCGCCCGAATATCTCGGTGGCCACCGCGGCCTTCGTGGCGCCGTCGGGCAGCTTGTTGAAGGCTTCCGAGATCCCGCGCAGCGCCACCTCGGCGCCCTTGGTCGTGTCGACGCCCAGCGCCTTGAAGATCTGAGCGGTCTTCGACGTGTTGTCCTGCGCTTCGACCAGCGCGAGGTTCAGCTTCCGGATGCCGGTCGTGAACTCTTCGGTTGTCACGTCGGCCAGTTCGGCCGCGTTCTGGATTGCCGACAGCGACTCGACCGTGATGCCGGTGCGCTGCGCCAGCTTGTTGAGCTCGTCGGCGAGGTTGACCGTCGAGCGCACCATCGCGCCCAGAGACCCCACGAAGCCGCCCGCCGCGATGCCGCCCAGCACGGAGGACAACTGGCTGGCCGACTGCTGGAGCTTGCCCAGCCCGGCCGTGGCCTGGCCGAACACCGCGCTGAACTTGTCCTGCGCGGAAATGACGATCGATGCTTCGGTAGCCATGCTCAGCCTTTCGACAACGCGAAGCGGATCTGCCGCTCGAACTCAACGGCAAACCGCTCGCGGGCCAGGCGCTCCTGAGCGTTCAGGATGCGCGGCTGCACGAACAGCGCCGGGACACCCGGAGCGAACAGCTGAGCGATCGGCAGGTCAGGCACGTCGCCACGCTTTAGGCGGTTGCGCCGCCGCTGCACTTGGTCATACATCGCCGCACGCCAGTCGGGCGTACGCATGCGCACCGCGCCCGAGCGCGTGATGAAGGCTCCGGGCACCTGAATCGATCGCGACCCCATGCGGAAGGTCACACCGGTCGCAGTCTGGCGAGGCCGGAATGCCGACAGCGGGATCCGCCGGCGGCCGTTGGCCTGCAGCACCGCCCTGAGCGAATCTCGCCGGGCGTTGGTCTGGCGAATGGCCTTTCGCACCTGCCCGACCTTGATCGCCCCGCCCAGCTCGCGGCTGATCTCGCGCGACGCGCTGGCCCGCACCGTGGTGGCCGTGCGATTGAGCGCCCGCGCGATCGCGGTGTTCGTGATCTCCGCGCGAATGCCGGCCAACCGGACAGCGGCCAGAGACAGGTTATCGTTGACCGAGACCGTCAGCATTAGCCGGGCTCCTGTGCGTCACGGATCGCGACCGTGGCCTCGACGACTGCGCCGATGTCGTCGATCTCGTACAAGGCGGCGTACACCGGCAGCCGCTCCGGATGCCAGCCGCCCATGAAGTTCCAGCAGTGCAGTGCGCGCGCCTCGAGCTCGTCGGGAGCGCCAGGGGCCTCGACCAGGTCCCCAAAGCCGCCTACCGCGAACCGGGCCGCCTCTCGGCGGGACCGGTTCCACTCGACGCGCGCCGCTAGTTTTTTCGAGCGGCCTCGATCTTCGCGTTGCGCTCGGCCACCCGCGAAACCAGCGCCTCGGTCAGCGCCCGGCCAATCTCTGGCTGGGCATCGAGCAGCAGCGGCACCAGCACCGGCACGTAGTCGACCGTCTCGCACTCGACCGCCTCATCGGGCAGCAGGTCGCCGGTGGTCACGCCCTGCCAGCCGATGATGGCCCGCTCGATCACCGCACGCTGCATCAGCGCGAGCGCCACATGCTGCGTGCGCTCCTCGCCCCCGCCGGCGCGCAGGATCTCGACTTGCGTCTCGTGCTGGGTCGGGATGCGCAGGCGGAACCTGCGCTCCCCGACCGCATGCTCGAACTCGCGGGCCGCGGCTGCGCGCCGCTGGATGTCCGCGACGTCCATCAGGTCGCGTACGGCGTAGCGTCGACGCTGAAGGCCACGTCGATTGCGTGCGTGACCGGCGCATCGCGCGCGACCACCGGCACCTCCGCGAGCGTCCAGTAGCCGTTGCAGACCGTGCGGTTGCCCGAGGGCAGCGCGATACGGAATCCGACCGGAACACCGCCGGTCTGGGCGTTGCGCACCGTCGACCACCAGGCCAGCGCGGGATCGAAGAACGCGGACATCGACACGGTGAACGGCGACCGCGTGGTCGGGATCTGCTTCTGGATCAGGTCGTCGATCGCGGTGATGTCGGCGTACTGCTGGTCGCCGCCGGAGATCGAGATGGACTGGATCTGCGACAGATTGGTCCATGCGGTGATTCGGCGCACGGTGCCCGCGCCGCCGCCGGCCGGATACACCGTCGTGCTGGTGGTGTTGAGGCCCTCGAACGTCACATCGTTCGTGGCCACGTTCGACACCCGGAACAGGCGGCCCTGGATCCGGCCCCAGCCCGAGGTGGTGACCTCGGCGAAGTCGCCAACCACAAAGCCGTGGCCCACCGCCAGGCTCCCTACCGCGTTTGCGGCGTTGGTGATCGCGGTCATGTTGACCGCAGTGCCGTAGGTCGAGGCGATCGATACGATTGCCCCCGTTGATACGCTGATTGCCATGTGTTTCTCCTATGCGTGAGCGTCGGGGACGCCTGCGGTTGTGTAGAACTGCGCCTGCACCGGCAGGATGAGCATCGCCACCAGGCGATCACCCTGCTCAGAACTCTCGGTCTCGATCGAGCCGCTCAGGTAGAACGACACCGGCCGGCCAGCGACCGTCAGCGGCCCGGCGAGTGCGACTTCGACTTCCTGCACGATCTGGTACGCCGTCAGCCCGAGGTCGGCCGCGCTGGAGGTTTTTTCCACGCACACGACGACCTCGAAGATCGCGGTGCGCTCATAGATCGGCGAGCTGTACGCGGAAGCTGCAATCTCCTCGCGCGGGGTGAGCAGCACCAGCCCGGGCAGCTGGCCGCTGAACAGCAGCGCGTCGTCGCGCGTGTGCGCGGTGTACACCCGAGCGCCGGTGGTGGCCAGGCCGGTAACTGCGGTGCGCAGCGCATCGCGCGCTGCGATCGTGAAGTGCGGCATCAGCTGCGCTCCAGCTGCAGCACCGTGACGCCGGTGCCATCGGCCTCGATGTCGCGCACGGTGTAGGCCACGCCGCGCACGACCACAGCCGCCCCTCGGGCGACCGTGGATACGTCTG